CAGAGGCATAGGATGCCAGAAACGTGATAGTGCTTCCATCGGTTGCCGTTACGTCCTTCCCTGTGCCAATTACCTGTTTGACACCATTGAGATAGACTGACACCTGACCGACTGTATAGCCTACTGATACACCATCATCGTCTGCTGTGACTGCTGTACCTGTTCCTGCTGCTGTGAATAGGAAGCGTTCTGCTTGCCCCTGTCCGGGTTCTTGTCCGATGTAGCTCATGGTTTAGTAGGCCAAGTAATGTTGTCAGGATCAGCCTGTGAAGGTACGTCCCTCAAGGCTTGCCTGTATGTTGTCATGTTGTCTGCTAGTGTGCTGTCAGAGAGTGCTAAGTAGTCAGTCTCTGCTATTTTCCTGTCTCTCTGCCTACGAACTGCTGTCCACTTGTCTGCCAGTAAACGAGCATCCTTAGTGGTGTCATCTCCAGAGAAATGAGTCTGGATTGTTATGTCTTCACCTTCCATGTCCTGACCTGTGACTGCTGATACTTTGGAGTCTGACCATTTGATGTTATAGACTTTAAGTTGTCCTAATGGATTACTCCTTTGAATATAAGCAGATAATTGTTTAAGTCGTTGACCTATATCCTCATCAGTAACCTCAACGATTGTGAAAGTTTCAGAAGGGTATGTAATTTCTCCATCTTCATCAGTTATTGTTGCCAACCATGTCCAGTATTTGTCCGAATCAAGACCTTTTGTTACAGCCCGACAAAACCATTCAGTTTCACTAAGTTGTAAAATCTGATTGTTTGCATTTTTGTATGATATAAACATTATAGACTCCATATTTCAAAGGCTGACCATTCATTATCAGCAGGATTGTTATATCCTCCTACTTTTTGAATGTAATCTCCTCTCTTTAGATTAACAGGTACACTAAGACTTTCGGTAGTGGAATCTCCACCAGCAGTCATTGCTTGAAAGACAGCACCATTAATTAATAAATCTGTATTCTGAGATGTAGATTGCATTGAATGAATAACATACTGACCATCTTTTAGACAAATAAACCTGTCGTATGCAACTGCAAAGTCTTTATTATAAAAAGCACCTCTTTTCTCACCTTCTGCAACTGATGAATCAACAGTCCCACCTCTAACTGCCCAATTAAACCAAGTAGTATTATCAGTAAGAGCCATTACAGCTAAAGAAAATCCCCTTACTCTAGCCTTCCCAATATAACTCACATCCCTAGTAACCTCATCCCATGTCTTACCATCTGGAGTAACCACTAAGTTAGTCTGTTCCATGTTCCTGTCACCTCCTACTAACTCATGCAGGAATGGTGTTTCAAAGGTCTGGTAGTGGGAAGATGTGTGGATTGGGGAATCTACATGAGTACCCCAATAACGATAACTTCCAGAATTTAAAGCAGTTTTAGCTGTATTTAAACCTAATGTTGCCACGCTTGCATCTGGAATTCCTTTTAAGTCCATTTGAGTATTTGCAGAACAATCATAAACATCTTCTGTAACAGCAGTACCATTAATTGTTAATTCATGTGATACATCTGATCCTTCCATACCTGCTAAGAAACGAGTTCCAAAAAAAGGTAACTGTGCGGTAGAACCTGTGCCACTTCTAAAAGCATAAAGACCTTGTAATGAAGTAGCTAAAATTGCAACACTACCTCCAAATGCTCCCCCACCATCACAAAAATGATCCCTTGAACCATTAACAACTCTCACTCCTTTACTTATCTGTCCTTCTGTAACTGTAGTTGATTGTTTTACAAAATCTGCCATCAGCATATAATCTGCAATGACTACAGCATCCTCTGGAATAGGTGGCATCTTGGGTTGGTGGAAGGTAATGTCTTTAAAACTATAATAATTAGCAGACAACGTAGCACCAAGTGATACTCCATCAATAGTTATTTGAGAATACCAAGTAGCACTTGCACTCATATTAACTTTGACAATATGAGTGCCGTATGGGAGGTTTTGAGCAAAAGTTGTATTTGAATCATTTGAATTTTTACTAAATCCAGTACCTATAAATGTAAAATAAACGTACTGACTCCCCGCTCCCCAACTTAGTTGGTTAGCTGCACTAATATAAGAATAACCTGCAAAACTGGTTAAACCGTCATCCATTACATAGGCAGTATCAAGAGTACTATTTGTATAAACTTTTGAAGAAAGGTCTATATAACTAGCATTTCCATTAGCACCTCCGTTTCCAAACTCTCTAAAGTTGAATGTCTTTGCAACTTCTGCTTGTGAGTGGTCTATTGCTTGATCTGTAAATGTTGGTAAGTATTGAGTATTAGCTACAGCCGCACTTGTAGTCCCTGCTGAATCATCACCCTTTTCATTAGAAGCAGTTGGGCCGATATTACGAGCATTCGGAGGCATCATGTTGACTGATGTCTTGATTGTTCCATCATTAGCAATCCACTTAACTACTCTTCCACCATTGTAAGGTTTATAGTAATTCGTTGAAACCCATGCCGCTAAACCTAGTGAGGTTGCAGTATCAATATTGGTACTAGAACCTGTTCCTATAGGCCAAGCAGTACCATTGTGTGCGCCAGAAGCCCATGCAGTAGAACCATCAGTCTTAAATGCAAAAGGATTGTAGTGTTTTGTCTCTGCAACAGTAAACTTCTTTCCGTAGGAGACTACATTCTGTGAAGGAATCTGTATCTGTGATTTGGTTGCAGTTGATGTGGTGTCTTGGGCTATTAGTTCTATGCCATGTATTAAAAGGCTTCCTGCATCGTATAAAATCTTTATTGTATGAATACCTAAAGATGCACCTATTCCAAGATTAATAACACTACCTGAATCAACATATCGTCCAGATAAAGGAGTATCAACAGTAGCACTTCCCAAATTACTTGTTGTTGCTGTCGCTCCATCTAGTTGATATTCAAAATATCTGCTTGCAGAGGTATACATGATGACATTTACATCAATAAAATAACCTGTTATTTCTAAAAAATTACCCGGAAGACTAAGTTTAAATAGATTACCTAAATCATTATTGTTAGTCCCTGAAGAATTTCCCCTCATCCATTCTCTACCATCTACACTAAAAATGTCCAAACCATGTGTAGCAGTCTCCTGTTCTAGTAACTGAATACTTTTTGTTTTATGCCTCTGACTCCCAAAGTAACTACCAATTCTAGGGTCTTTGATTGGCTTGCTTCCTTTGATGTCTGTGTAGTAGTACATTCTTCCGTCAGACTGTACTGTTCCATATTTACTAGATGTAACTGTAGAACTATTTGGGCCAGTTGTAACAGCAGATAATGCAGTAGTACCATCTACCATTATATTAGCAACAGCAGGATACAGCACATCTGGGATTATGTGTGGCTTTACACCAATGACACTTGCCGCCATTTCTGTAGTCCCAACTGAACCATCAATAATATTTGCTGCCGCAACTGCATCATTTGCTAACTCGGAAGCACCAATAGCATCTGCCGCTACATCGCCAGCCACAATCGTATCTGTGGCAATCTTTGCCGCAGTTATGCTATTGTCTGGTATGTCTGCACTTGTTAATGGGGCTGCCCCCGGACTACGTCCTAGTGTTGCCATGTTACGTTATTTCCAAAAATGACATTATCACATCGGCACTTGAGGCCGTGTTTGAAAGTACTGATATTTTGTCACCTGTCATTAACACAATCTTCTGGTCACCTCCAACAACTATAAGACTACCCCCTACAGGTATGGGTGCCGCCTTAACTAGATACGTTGCGTTAGAAGCATCGCTAAGTGTGACATCAACAGAAATGACTGAAGATACCCGATTTGCTATTGTCATGCCGATCAATGTAGTCTGTGTGCTGGAAGCCACTACTGCACCGACATCAGTACCTACTGGGCCTGATCCGGTTCCTACTGATCTTAGTGTTCTATTCTTAAATGTATTTGCCATATTTATCCTTTAATATCAGTATCATCCGAGAGCGATTGCCATTGCCACGGCTGAGTTGTTTGCCTCTAATTGGGTTTCTGCTAGGGTAAGTCCTATACTTACAAATGCTGAACCTTCGTATACCTTGAGCCTGTTTGCCGTTGTGTCGTAAGCTAGGTCACCGTCTGACAGACTGGCACCGCTACCGTCAGTTGAGGGTGCTCCGGGTGAAAAGTTATCAATCTGGTATTCAGCCGCATAACGGTTTACATCTGCAATACTCCCTGCAACTGTAGTTACATTCGCACTAACGCCAGCAACGGTAGTTACATTGGCTGATATACCTGCAACCGTAGTAATGTTAGCGGCAATACCAGCCAGAGTATTCATATTGGTAACATTACCACCTGTTCCCAATGTG